GTTAGGCTGACTTGGAGAAGAAGGAACCTGCATCCGCAGTGGCTGCTGCGTTCTGCTTGGCAGCGTTGACCTGCTCAGGGAACATCTGCTGCTGTGCTTGCTTGAAGTATGCGAGCATCTCTTCAGCGACGTTCTGCTGGTCATTGTGCCAGTTCCAGTCACGCTCCCACTGCAAAAGCTGACCGGCATCGAAGGCTGGTGCGCCTTCGATGTCTCCGGCACGGTTAGCGTTCATCTCTACGCCCTTGTCGAAGATGTCAGACTTGATCTGTTCCTTGCGGTCAATCGACCATACAAGGTGATCAATGAACTTTTGTACATGATACTGTACTGACTTGTTTGTTGTGTTGTTCTGTTCAACACCAGCAAGAGAAAAGATGGTGGTCAGGTTCTTGGCAAGTCCGTTTACGTTTGATTGCTTTGACATTAGTCACTCCTTAGCAAAGAGGCGAGACGATCCCGCCTTACGAGATACCCCAATCACGGCTGGCAGACGGAATCCAGTCAGGCTCGGTCGGCATTGGCATGATCGCCCCAGCTTTAGCTGGCTAGGCGATCACCAATGGGCGAGACTGGATTCAGGCTGGCAGTTGATGATTGGTTGGTATCTCTTGGCGGATTGGCTCGTTTCTTTGGTTAGGAGTGCTATGTCAATGTTAGCAAACGTGGACTTGGCAAGGTTCTGCCACCAGCTTTTCTCGCAGTCTGGTGTTGTGGTGGGGCATGATAATACATGAGGTATATCCCCCCTCTCCTGCGCGTGTTGCTTTGCGCGGTGCAACGTCCGTCAGTGCAGCAGTCAACAGACTGCTGTGCTGTCGCAACGGCCACTCGCGCTAGCATAGGTCACGCGCACAGAACAGATGCTGAAGCATGTCATAAGATACTGCTATGCTGAGAATGAATGACATCAAATGTTGGTATGTTGTGTGTTTTATGCGTTGACAAAGGGTTGACAGATCGGTGACTGTGGGGGGGAACACAGGGGGGGCAACAGTCAGGTTTGAGTATGACAGTAGCTAAGACACTAACCGGTAAACAGATGGCGCTTGTGGATACACTCGTAGCAGAAGGATGTACGATCAAGGAAGCAGCGAAGAAGGCTGGATACGCTGATGGTGAATCCGGCAGAGTCACAGCCAGCAAGGCTTTGAAGCTGCCACACGTCCAGCAGTACATGATGCAGGCTGTGACTGAGACGTTAGGTGTTAATGCTACCTTCGCTGCCAGCAAGCTGTTAAAGCTAGCCTCAGGTGCTAAGAGTGAGTACGTTCAGCTAGAAGCGAGTAAGGACATACTTGATCGGGCTGGCTTCAAGCCGGTAGATAAGTCGATGCATCTACACGCTGGGGAAATCAAGGTGAGCATAGACCTGACGTAAGGGGTGGCCCCCAAAAGTTGTGCTATGCCAGTGTGACGTAGTCCCACACAGACATTAGGAGCGAAAAAGGTTCGATGTGTACAGGCGGAGATCCCGGCGGGGCAGCGGCCCAAGACTTCAGGCTAGAGGAGCAGAAGCGAGCTATGGGTGGTTCATCCATAGGTAAGACGCAGGAGGCTTTCAGGCGCAACATTGAGGCTGCACAGGAGTTGGAGTCTCGCGCTGCTTCTACCAAGCCGACGATTCCCACACCTGTTGGTGTTGGCTTAAGTGGCATAGCCAAGATGTCTTTGCGCAATCAGGCGAACATTTTACGCAAGCAGTCTGTGAGTGCCACTCCTGTGCGTGACGATAGTGGCCGCACTGTTGGCGTAGTTTCTAAGAATATTTTTGGTGGTGAGGTATATTCAGGTCGTTCTGAGTTTAATCCTCTGGGTGATCGTCCTGATCAGCAGCGCAGTGAGCCTGAGCCTGCCAAGGCTGCTTCTGAGCCTGTTGAGGAGGTTGAGGTTGCGATGACGCCTGTTGGTCAGGGTAGTGGGCGTACTACCAAGTCTCGGCGTGGTGTTGGGCGTCGGACTGCATTTGGCACTCGTCAGAGTCTTGTGAATCTTAGGAACGTGTAATGGCAAGGACACCGGCATGGCAGCGCAAGGAAGGACAGAACCCTCGCGGTGGCCTCAACGCTGCCGGACGCGCATCATACAAGCGGCAGACCGGCGGCACACTCAAGGCACCGGTCAAGGCCAAGGCGGACACACCGCAGAAGAAGCGGCGCAAGGGCAGCTTCTTGGTAAGGATGGGCAGCGCCAAGGGTCCGTTGTACAAGGATGGGGAGAAGACCAGATTGAAGCTCTCACTAGAGGCATGGGGGCATCGTGGTGACAAGGCCAGTGCTGTACGCAGGGGTCGTTCTTTGTTAGCCTCTTACCAACGTTCTAAGGAAAAGGGGAAAGCCAGTGCCTAACGTAATGGGAAAGAAGTACGCCTACACTGCTGCGGGAAAGAAGAAAGCTAAGAAGGCTGCTCGTTCTTTGCTGACTTCTGCACAGAAGAAGCTGCCGCAGGATCTTCAGCAAAAAATTATGAAAGCCAAGATGCGGAGTGCTTAACATGAATAAACGTAGTCCCGGCAGAGGTGCTACAGCACCTATTCCTACTCCAAGGCAGGATGTGCAATCTGCAAGAGATGCTCAAATTAGCAGGATGCGCATTGCTGAACGAGAAATCGTATCTGGCAAGTTTGAAGTGTATAAAAATGCTCAAGATGCTTTGAAGGCAGTTCAAGTTGTTGTTGGCAACAATAGCACTAGGTATGACAAGATACCAAGAGTGCTGGAGACTGGTAGAGTGACGGTTGAGGATGTGCGCAAAATAAATGCGCCTAAGAAAAACAAGCGAACACTTTTGAAATGACTAAGTATCAGTTCAGAGACGGCACTCCTTATGATGGGCCGTATTTTGTTATGCCAGATGGCAGGGTTCTGTCTGGTTCCAGTTACACTCGTGACTCTCAGCGCCTAGTGGAGATTGAAGATGGCAGTGAACGAAGCGGGGAATTACACGAAGCCAGCGTTGAGGAAGCGCCTGTTCAACCGCGTAAAGGCCGAGGGAAAGGGCGGAAAGCCGGGTCAGTGGTCAGCAAGAAAAGCGCAAAGGCTAGCACTTCTGTATAAGAAGGCTGGCGGAGGATATACATCATGAAAAAAACGCCAAGCAAACCAAAAAAAAGAAAGTCATTAATAGAGGCCGGTGTACGCATTGACCCACAATACAGACATCTTGTCCCCGGAATTGCAGACTCACTGCAAGAAATGGCAAAGCCTTATGGTGGTATGTCTCGTGGTGATGCTATTAGAGAAGCAATTAAACAGCTACAACAAGACACAATTGTAAAAAAATATTACGATGACAGATAAGCGATTAGCTAAATGGCATTAGCAAAGTCACAGCAATCCTTACGGGCATGGACGCGCCAGAAGTGGCGCACCAAGTCGGGGAAGCCTAGCACTCAGGGCAGGGAAGCTACTGGTGAACGATATCTCCCTGCGTCCGCCATCTCTGCTCTGAGTGACGCAGAGTATCAGCGCACCAGCAAGAAGAAACGTGCTGCCCTACGTCGAGGCAAGCAGTTCTCAAAGCAACCAGAGAGCATTGCCAAAAAGACAGCGAGGCACAGATGAGTTTTCTGCACACACTCAAACCAGAAGAGCGAGAGATCCTGCGAAGAGTGGTGAAGAAAGTACACCTTGTTCACCACCCCAAAGAATTTTGCACTAACCACGAGGCTGACAAAGTTATCTCTGTCATTGGCCCAGAGGTGGTTGAGCGAATGATTAAGTTTGGCAAGGATCACAAGGTTGACCAACTTTAGCTACAAGCCTGATGGCCAAGTTCTCAAAGCATTTATGAAAGACAACACGTTCTTTCGTGGCATCAGGGGGCCGGTAGGCTCTGGTAAGTCGGTTGCTTGTTGTGTTGAGGTGTTCCGCCGTGCGCTAGAGCAGAAGCCAAACAAGGACGGTATCCGGCGCAGCCGGTGGGCAATCATCCGAAATACCAACCCACAGCTTAGAACAACGACAATCAAGACTTGGCTTGACTGGTTCCCAGAGGATCAGTGGGGCAAGTTTATGTGGTCGGTGCCATACACGCACAACATCAAGCAGGCGGATCTGGAACTTGAGGTCATCTTCTTGGCTCTTGATAGGCCGGAGGATGTAAAGAAGCTGTTGTCATTGGAGCTTACCGGCATCTGGATCAACGAGGCTAGAGAGGTTCCGAAGTCTATCATTGACGCCTGTACCATGCGTGTGGGTCGTTTTCCTTCCATGCGTGATGGAGGTCCGTCGTGGTCAGGGGTAATCGCTGACACTAACGCACCAGAGGAAGATCACTGGTGGCCGATTATGTCTGGCGAGGTGCCTGTCCCTGACCACATCCCTCACGAGCAAGCGCGTATGCTGGTCAAGCCAGACAACTGGAACTTTTATGTGCAACCTGCTGGTATGAAAGAAGCGCTGGATAAGAACGGCAATGTCTTGGACTATGCGCAAAATACTAGTGCTGAAAACGCAAAGAACATGCTTGAGACTTATTATTCGAATCTGATTCGAGGCAAAACAAAGTCTTGGATTGATGTGTATGTGATGAACCGCCTTGGCACTATTCAAGAGGGTAAGCCTGTCTATCCGATGTTTAATGCTGAGACACACATTGCAACAGAGGAGATTCCGATTGCTGATGGCATACCGTTGTACATTGGCATCGACTTTGGCCTGACACCTGCCGCTGTGTTTGGGCAGAAGGTAAGGGGTAGATGGCTGATCCAAGCTGAGATTGTCGCCATTGATATGGGTATTGTTCGTTTTGCTGAGATGCTGCGCCAAGAGATTGCTACTCGGTTTGGCAACCTTGATGTGCATATCTTTGGTGATCCTGCGGGTGACTTCCGTGCGCAGACTGATGAAAGCACACCGTTCCAGATTCTTCGCGGTGCTGGCCTTCGCGCACAGCCTACACACAGTAACTCGGTAGATTTGCGCCTTGAGTCAGTGTCTAGCAACTTGAACAAGATGGTAGATGGCAAGCCAGCGTTCCTGATTGATCGACGCTGCCCTACGCTAATAAAGGGCTTTGAAGGTGGCTACAGCTACAAACGATTGCAGGTGTCTGGTGAGAGGTTTGATGACAAGCCAGAGAAAAACATGTATTCGCATATCCACGATGCTCTGCAATATCTGATGCTTGGCGCTGGCGAGGGGCGTAATCTTATCTCAGGGCAGAAGCCATTGAGAGCGTTCAACGCTAAGAAAGAGTTTGATGTCTTTGCTCGAAAGACCAAGCAGCCAAAGCGCAGTGGCTTGTGGGCAAGGATGTAAGGTGATACAGGTTAATAAAGGAGACTGACATGTGCATTGGAGGCAGCGGCCCATCCGGCCCAGCAGTTGATCCTGCGGCAGAAGCAGAAGCCGCTGAAAGAAAGCGTACTGCGCTTGAGGAGCGTAAGCAGCGCAAGCAAGAATCTCTTGCCGAAACTGTTGAGGCGACCACTCGTGGCGCTGGGCGTCGTTCTTTGATCACTGGAAGCGGCGGTGGTAGAGGCTACTTTGGGTAGGGATCATGATTGTAAACACTGACGTTGGGCAAACCGCATACAGCAACGACAAACTTGCTGGCATGTACATGAAGAAATACGAAAAGGCGAAGTCTCTGCGAGAGAACTTTGTTGATCTGTTTGAGGAGTGCTACGAGTATGCGCTGCCTCAAAGGGAGTCGTTTTACTATGAAGCGGTAGGTCAGCGTCGTGATGATAAGATCTTTGACGAGACGGCTGTTGTTGGCGTGCAGGAGTTTGCCTCACGCTTGCAGCAGGGTTTGGTGCCAAACTTTGCGCGATGGGCGGATTTTCGTGCGGGATCTGAGGTTCCGAATGAAGCGCGTGAAAGCGTTGATAACGAGCTTGATGAAGTAACTGAGTACGTCTTTGAGGTAATTCAGAACAGCAACTTTGGTCAGGAGGTGCATGAGTCCTTCCTTGATCTGGCTGTAGGCACTGGTGTGCTGTCTGTCTCTGAGGGTGACGCAATCAATCCGATTATGTTCTCGGCTGTGCCGTTGCCGCATGTGGTGTTGGACACTGGCCCTGATGATCGCATTGACCATGTATATCGTGAGCGTCAGGTACGCGCATCTGATGTGCCATTGATGTACAAGCAAGCTAGGATTGGCAGCAAGCTACAGCACAAGATTAAGAACGCGCCTGATGATAAGGTGAAGATCCTTGAGGTTGTTGCTAGAGATTACTCAGTAAAGAACGACGAAGCCTACTTGTTCTATGCTATTGACTGCACCAACAAGGAAGTAGTCAGAGAGGAGAAGTATCGTGGCGTGGGGTCAAATCCTTTTATATGCTTCCGCTGGTCGAAGTGCAGTGGCGAGGTCTATGGGCGTGGCCCACTCATCAATGCGCTTAGCGCCATTAAGACTACGAATCTCACTATTGAGCTTATACTTGAGAACGCGCAAATGGCTATCTCAGGTATCTACCAAATGGAAGACGACGGAGTAGTCAACCCTGACACTATTAGCTTGGTACCGGGTACGGTTATTCCGAAGGCAGCTGGATCTCGTGGCTTGGAGCCAATCCGTGCTGCTGGCTCGTTTGACGTAGCTAACCTTGTGTTGTCTGATATGAGGCTCAACATCAAGAGAGCCTTGTACAATGACATGCTGGGTAATCCTGATCGAACCCCTGCTAGTGCAACAGAGGTTGCCGAGCGAATGGCTGATCTCTCACGCCGTATTGGTTCTGCATTTGGTAGGCTACAGGCTGAGTTGGTACAACCTGTGCTACAGCGTGTAGTTTATATCCTGAAGAAGCAGGGGCGTATTGAACTGCCGACTATCAATGGCAGAGAGGTAAAGGTTCGTTCTGTATCGCCACTTGCACAGGCACAGGCAAACCAAGACATTACATCTGTGGCGCGTTGGCTTGAATTGGTTCAAGCAACCTTTGGCCCACAGGTAGTACAGATTTTGATCGACTCAGAAGAAACAGCAGCATACTTGGGCAAGAAGTTCGGTGTGCCAGATTCATTGATCCGCGACCTTGAGGAACGCAGACAGCTTGTGGCTTTGGCACAACAGTATGCACAAACTCAACAGGGAGCGATGGGTGGCGCAGAGCAACTACCTCAGTCTTGATGGCTACAAACGCAGTCGTCCAGATGACGAGAAGATAAGCATCAACATAGCCGCCTTGTTCAAAGATGAACTAGGCAAAGATGTGTTGAAGTATCTACGTTCAATTACAATTGAAGCAGTTAATGGCGCAGCAGTTTCTGATGCGGAGCTACGTCATATGGAGGGGCAGCGATACATCGTGGGCCTAATAGAGTCGCGCATCCGGCATGGTCAAAAGGTGAAATCAAATGAATGAAGCAGAACCTACAGCAGAAGAGTCTGGAATTGTAACCGAGGGTGGCAATCCGATGCTTGAGCCAGAAGCGGCACCTGATCCTCTTGCTGCTCTGCCTGAGAAGTTCAAATCTATTGATGATCTTGTTGAGTCCTACTCAAACCTTGAGAGCAAGATTGGTGCAAAGGAAGAAACATTCCGCGACCAGTTTATGAAGGAGATGGAAGAGCAAGCATACGCTAACAGGCCGGAATCTGTTGGTGACTATGTGCTTCCTGATAGCATTGACGATGAAATGGCTACCGATAACCCGCTGCTACAGTGGTGGGCCAATCAAGCGTTTGAGAATGGTTACAGCCAAGACGAGTTTGCAGAAGGCATTGAAATGTATGTCAATGCAATCAACGCAGATGTGCCTGACTATGACGCAGAGGTAGGCAAGCTTGGCGACAATGCTAACGCTAGGACAGAGGCTGCTAGCTTGTTTGCAAATCAGTTCTTTCCAGAGGAAATGCTGGGTGCTGTAGAGCGTATGTGTGAGACAGCCGAAGGTATTATGGTTGTTGAGCATATTATGGAAGCTCTAAGAGACGGTGGCCCATCTAACGGCGCTGTAGAGGTTTCACGTGAAACAGAGGCAGATCTTCGCCAGATGATGCTCGACCCGCGTTATCATGACCCAGCGCGGCGTGACCCGACTTTTGTTAAACAAGTCGATGACGGCTTCAAGCGTATGTTTACCAATGGCTAATGAAGTGTTGCGAGTTGGCAGGCTCTCGCTGATTAAAAGCCTGCCCGAACATGCTGAGCGTGTTGCTGACAACATGCGCAAGGCGGATGTCAGGGAGTGCTATATACATAACCTGACTCCGCTAGAGGCACTTACTGAGCCTATGGTTATAGAGGGTGCAGTTACTTACACACTGCGACTTGATGAGACGCCTATTGGGATGTGCGGGAGCGTACCTATAGATGATAATTACGGACGCATTTGGCTGCTTGGCACCAATGCGATTAGTTATAACTTCCGCCCATTTCTTAGGGGTTGTCGCCCAACTATAGAACTGCTGCAAGGTCATTACGCTAGCATAGAAAACTTTGTTCCCGCTGACCATCACGACACGATTATGTGGCTAAGTTGGTGTGGGTTTACGTTTGATGAGAGTATGTATGAAATGAATAGCCATACTTTCATGCGATTTGAGCGTTGCGCTGTAGATAAAAATGATGGTATTGGTGAATTAAGTCGGCCTGTAATGCACTGAGCGACCCGCAAGGACAATCGCGTTGAAGAAGCCAAGCAGACAACCGAAGCAACCGTAACCTTACAGAAAGAACTGAAATAATGGCTAACACGATTGATGTAGCATTTATCAAGCAGTTTGAGTCTGAGGTTCACATGGCTTATCAGCGCATGGGTTCCAAGCTTCGGAACACTGTCCGCATGTCTAACAATGTGACCGGGACGACAACTCGCTTCCAGAAGATCGGTGCTGGCTCTGCCTCCACCAAAACTCGTAACGGCAATGTGTCCGCGATGGAACTGGTCCACACTCAAGTGGAAGCAACCATGGCCGATTACTATGCTGCTGAGTACATCGACAAGCTTGATGAACTCAAGATCAACATCAACGAGCGTCAGGCTGTGGCACAGTCCGCTGCTGCTGCTCTGGGTCGCAAGACTGATGAACTGATCTACGCTGCAATGGACTCCGGTGCCAACGCTACCCAGATTGCTGATGCAACTGGTGTGCTGGCAAAGGCCGATCTTCTTACTCTGTTCGAGACCTTTGGCTCGGCAGACATTCCGGAAGATGGCAACCGTTACATTGCTATGCACCCGGCTGGTTACGCAGACCTGTTCAACATCACTGAGTTTGCTTCGAGCGACTTTGTTGGCGATCAGAATCTGCCGTATGCTGGTGGCATGACAATGAAGGAGTTTCTTGGCTTCAAGATCTTCTCTACTTCGGCCATTACTGCCGGTAAGAACATGGCATACCACACATCTGCGGTAGGTCTTGGTGTCAATGCAGATGTGACCACTGAGATCAACTATGTTCCGGAAAAGGTCGCGCACCTTGCAACCTCGATGATGTCGATGGGTGCTGTCGTTATTGACGACAACGGTGTGTACGAAGTTCTGGACAACAACTAACTAGGGAGAGGGGGCTTCGGCCCCCTCTACTGAAATGGCAGTTAGTAGCACCGCAGCGAACTCAGCAGTTGATATCTGCTCAAGGGCATTGATTCTGATCGGGGCCGACCCGATTACGTCGTTTGACGACGGAACCACAGAGGCTCTTGTCTCTGTGAACATGTATGAGGATGTTGCTAGGGCGTCTCTGGTTAATGCCAGATGGCGCTTTGCCACTAACCAGTCTGTTCTTAATAGGCTTACAGATGCGCCTACTGGCCGCTATGATTATGCCTATCAGCAGCAGACAGGGACATTGATGGTTCACGCAATTACCGTTAATGATCTTCCGATTGAGTATCAGATTTACGGTGACAAGGTTTACGCGAACACATCTCCGAATGATGTTGTGATTGCGGACTACACTTACAGGGCCAATGAAGAAGATTGGCCGTCTTACTTTACGATTGCTGTCGAATACGCTTTGGCAACATTGTTTGCCACATCTATTGCCAGAGACTCTGGTCTTGCCGCTCTAATGAAAGAGGCTGCAAGAGAGGCAATGGCAAAAGCTCGTAGCCTAGACGCACAGCAGCAGACCACGCGCAAGCTGGTAACGTCGAGGTTTATTACTGACAGGCGAAGTTAATGGCTAGAATCCGCGTACCATTAAGTAACTTCCAGTATGGTGAGATTAGCCCATCGCTTGTTTCGAGAACTGACACCCCGCTGTACAACAACTCCGCCAAGAAGGTAGAGAACTTCTTCTTGCGCAATGAGGGCGGGTTGCTCAAACGTTTTGGCACCCGTCGCATATATGAGTTTGACACAAGCGTGGATTCCTCCGCCACGCAGCAACTCAGACTGGTGCCATTCATTTTCTCTGATGATGAGCGTTACATTGTCAGCCTTGAGAACGCACAGATCCGTGTGTTTCAGATTGACCCGACTACTGGTGATGTTTCTCTCATACAGACCATTACGCAGGACGTTGATACAAACGCCTTGCCTATGACCACGGCCATCTTGACAGAGCTAACATATGCTCAGTCTGGTGATGTGATGTTTATTGCTCATCAGACATTCATGGTAAGAAAGCTGGTGCGTACTAGCCTTACTACTTTCGAGGTCCAGTTGATGACCTTTGATGAGAGTGCTGATGGCTACCGCATTGAGCAGCCTTACTACTCTTTTCAAGGTGTTGGCGTGACTCTTGATCCGTCTGCATCTACAGGTACTGGCGTAACGCTGACAACAAGTTCTGCATACTTTGACACTACCGGCACACAAACTGGTGGTGACTATCTTGATTCAAAGCATGTTGGCACTGTTCTACGGTATCATAACAACGAGATTCAGATCACATCTGTGCAGTCTGCCACTCAGGCAACTGGCGATATAACAGACGAACTGCTTGTGCATTTGGATCGTGACGCTATTGAGACAACAGATACCAGCGCAGATATTGAGATTGCATTTCCGCTGCACGGATTGAGTGTTGGCGACTCAATAACAATCTCTCACGCTGGCACTGTTGGTGGCATTGGAGCCAACCAAATTAATGGCACACGCACAATTATAGAAGTCATTGATGAGAATTTCTTCATTGTTACTGCTGGCTCAACAGCAAATGAATCTACTATTGGCGGTGGCTCACCTAAGATTGTAACACATGCGCCTACGACAGAATGGTCCGAGCAGTCTTATAGTGGGCTTAGAGGCTATCCTGGTGCTGTTACCTTCCACGAAAACAGATTGTGGCTTGCTGGCACTCTAGCGCAGCCAGACGGAATTTGGGCAAGCAAGTCTGCAAGTTACTTTAACTTTGATGTTGGCAGTGCAGAAGATGATGACGCCATTGATCTGACTGCATCTATTGGTGAGATCAACACGATTAGGCACATTGTTTCTAATCGTGATTTGCAGATCTTCACCAGCACATCAGAGATGTATATTCCGTCATTTACTGAGAAGCCGATTACGCCAACTAATGCACAGGTGCGTAGACAAACATCGTATGGGGCAAACTATGTACGCCCTGACTCGTTTGATGGTGCGACTATCTATGTGCAAAAGACTGGCTCTGTGGTGCGTGAGTATATCTATTCTGACGCAGAAGCAGCGTATGTATCCACTGGCATCTCTACCTTGTCACCACATTTGATTACTGGCCCAATACAGATGTCGATTTTGCGTGGCGCTATTAACCGCCCTGAGTCGTATGCGTTTGTCTTGAACAGTGACGGCACACTGGCCGTCTTTACATCAAATAGGGCGGAGCAACGCGCTGGATGGACTCAGTGGACAACATCGGGCAAGTTCCATTCTGTCTGCACAGTAGATGACCGTGTATTCTGCATTGGCACCTATGATACTGGCGCTGGCACAGATAAGCATATTCTAATGGAGTTTGAGTCCACGTTGAATATGGACTTCTCTGATAACTTTACCGGCACGGCGGGTGTCTTTGATGTCTCTAGCCACTTTGCAAATGGCGCTTCTGTTAAGGTTGTAGACGGCACTAACTATCTTGGCGAGTTTACTGTGGCTAGTGGCAATGTAGACGTGTCCGCTGTGGAAGAGATAACGTCTGCTGAGATTGGCTTTGACTTTAATGTTGAGGCTGAGACGCTGCCGCTTGATGCACAGGTGACAAACGGACCGCTGACAGGTGAGCCACGCTCTGTGAATCGTGTTGTAGTAGATTTGCTAGATACATTGTCCTTGTCTGTGAACGGTAAAAGACTTGTCATTCGCACAGTAACAGACGATTTTAGTGAAGATCGGGTAGCGGTAACTGGCAAGCGTGAGTTTAGGTTCCTTGGCTATAGCAAAGATCCGACTGTTAAAATAACCCAGACCGCACCTATGTCACTACAGGTGAATGGTATTGTTGCGGAGGTGACGTTCTAATGGCTGTAAATCCTTTTATGGCAATACAAGCAGCAGGAACTGCGTTGTCTTTTGTTTCTGCTCTAAGCGCAGGACGTGCTGCAAGGCGTGAAGCTGCGTTTAATCGTCAGCAGCTTGAGTTCAAAGCCAAGATGCAAAAGCTAGAAGCGCAGGAAAAAGCAAACCTGCGCTTGCGTGACCTTGATTCTGCCCAAGCATCGAACCGCGCCTTTTCTGCATTTATTGGTAGAGATCCCGGCGATAGATCTATGAAAGCTTTTATGGATCGTCAGGAAGAGATTGCATATCAAGATGTGCAAGCCCTTGAGTCTGGCGCATTGATTGAAGCGTCACAGACAAGGCGCATGGCTGCAATGGAAGGTGTGCGCGGGCGTAATGCTATTGTTCAGTCTTACTTCAATGCTGGCAGCGCAATCACTACTGGCTTGTATCGGTATCATGTCTACAAAACAGACCAACCAAAAGATCCGTATAAAGAAACAGGGTATATTTATCCGTAAGGGGGGCTGTAATGGCAGTAATTAAGCAGCGGCGTCAGTTTCTCCCGCAAAGCATTGGCGTAGTACGCGCTAACACAGGTGCTCAAGAAGTTGCTCGTAGTGTTGGCGGTCTTGC